ATCAGCTACCGCGATACAAGGAGGTAATAATGGAAGGTTTCCTGGCAGGGCTTGGGCAAGTCGGACAAGCAGCCGGAGGCGTAGCAGCCATCGGAAACTTATTCGGCGTCGGCAAAGACCGCCCGTCATGGCGCGACATGCAATTCATGATGGACACATCAGAAAGGCTTGCACCACGAGACATCGCACTACAAGGACAATACCTGGAAGGTTTGGCCCCCGCGCAAGCGGGGGCCTATAACACATATCAAAGTGAGACATACGGTGAGGATACGCAACGACAGATCGACAGAATACAAACGACAGGCGACGCCTTGGGCATGTCGCCGTGGGAGATCATGGGACAAGGTGGAGCAGCTCCACTGCCGTCTCCGGCATATGGCGGTGCCTCTCAGGGGGCATCTAAAGGGGACTACATGGCTCAACTCGTTCCCCTCGAAATCGCCAAAATGAATAACAAAACGGCGCTAGCATCAACGGCGCTGCAAACCATGCAAGCGAAATACGCGACGGATAAAACAACCGGCGCAAGTATATACGGTACGGACACCGCCGCAGCAACAACACGCTATAGTGTAGACCAAACGCAAGGTTTATCGCCGCTCGCAAAAAAGAATATCGAGGAAATACAAAGTCGCATTGACTTACAAGAATGGCAAAAAGCTAATTCGATACAAGACCTCGATATCAAACAACAAAACATGCTGTTAAGCATCATGCGTATAGCGCTTGATGCCTCTCCTAAAGACACCTACAGCATCCCCGGTCTAACGACTACGCAACCCGCAATCTGGAAGCAAATTTTCGGGGTACTCAGAAACGAAAATAGCGACCAACTCGGCTGGGAGCGAGCAGGCGCAGACCTACTCGCAAAACTACCTCCAGACGAGTTCAATGATCTAAAACGCTGGGCGCTTGGCAACGCCAAAAACATCGGAAACGATATCGACGCATTCTTCGGAGGCGCTCGTAAATGGCTCGGGGGCGAAGCACCCGGACAAATGGCGGACGAATTCGGCCGCTATCTACAGGGGCTTGTACAACAGGCCCAAGACGCTGGAATGCCTAAGGAAACATTGGACAAACGCGTTCCCAAGTAATGAGAATAACAGACTTAACAATCGTAGATAAAACATACAAAGCCTATCGCAAAATAATAACGCTGCAAGAAACAATTGCAGCGCAAATGGAGTATCACGAAAAACATAGCCCAAAATATACACTGGCTCATAGACACGCGGCGATAGCCGCTCTGGATGAGCTCAAAGCAATGCAATCAGCCCTCCGACTAGATAGTACTGAACTTAATTCACACATACTCGGTCAGCCGCTTCTGCGGATCCGAGTAAAGGATACTCTCTCGTGGATCTTTATAGATCTCGAGCAGCCTAGGAAGGCAGTCGTGACACCCCTCGAGCAGGCGCTTATCGACAATATGAACACAGCGGGGCGTCAGGCTCGCTGTGCTGCACACGAAGCCAGGCTCGCATGGGAAATCGCATATCGAGCCTCTCAAGGCTGGTTCATGCTATTCAACACACTAACCGTCGCACCGGGCGAATATTATAAAGTCTTCCACCCAGACAGCGACGCATTCCAAACGTATATCCGCCAAATCGATAACCTCTGCGCCAGAGCCGCTTACGGCTCAACACGCAACGCGAAAGGTAAAGAGTATCACACCTACTGCGCCGTGATCGAAGAAGGCGCAAAACACGGACGTTTGCACATACACGTCCTGCACCTGTTCTCACATCTTCCCCCGGAAGCAGAGGACCCCAACAAAGCCTTACGCGTGCCATATAGACGTGAACTCAACGTCTTCAAAGCACGCTGGCAACACGGCTTCACCTCACCAATAATGGTCAGGTACAGCCCACAAGATGCCTACGGCAAGAAAGGATATAGATGGCCTTACGATAACAGGACACAACAATCCTACCTCATAAAATCCCCGCTACACATTGCGGGGTACATGAGCAAATACATAACCAAAACTTACACCAGTAAAAAAAGGACGGAAAACCTATGGCGAATACGCCGGACAAGAAACCTCGGGCAACAAATCCCAACGGAGTTACTATCAACGTTAACGCTCCAGCAGCTACTCGCGGCAGCAAGCTGCAACAGTCTCAACCTGAAAATCAACAACAGGAAGATACCTCGGGCAATCCTGCAGCAGGAAGCCCTGAGACAATATCAAAGAAGAAGCCGCCAATCTTCAAGGAGCCTCGCACCTACACTGGCAGAGATGGGCGAACATATCGCACCGATCCCCTCGCCACTACATTCTTTGCGCGGTTCAACCCGCAAAACTACAATCAACAACCTGCAGAAACATACCGATACACTGATGCAGGCTATAAAAGACACGGACGAATTTGACAACGCATGGCGGGCGCTTAAAGCGTCCGCCTATGCTATCAACCAAAAATACTTCCGCAAAAGCTACATACAGGGGACAACTAGCAATGGAGATCACCTCTATTCAACGGCTCCTAATCCTCAGTAAACTGAGCCAACACCAAGTCATCGTCGCGGCATTCTTGAAAGTTCTTTCAGACCGCGATAAACCGATGACACAACAACAACTAACAGACCTTCTACTAACGGTCTCAAACACACTTGACATTGTGCTGAACCCTCCATAGAAACCGCTAAATGGTAGTACTCCCTACCCCAAAGCGGAAAAATGGACAGCACAAATGGCAAAAACACCTCTTAACAAAGACGATGTGGAAACCATCGTCACAGCCCTAAAAACACACGAAGCATCGCTGCGCAGGGCTATTAACAGCAACAAATTCCCTGCTGCCACGCCCGTTTACGAGGCGGCTCTTAGGCAGCTGGGAATTACATTCACCAAAATCACACAACCGGACTAACGGAAGGGAGGGAGCCAACGGGGTTCCGTAAGGAATAACCCCGTTGACTTCCTCCCGAACTGCTCCGACATAATCAAGGCGCGAGCTGCACCCCTAGACGGGCGAAGCCCGGCGCGGGGTGCATCGAGCCCCAACAACTCTAACCAAAGGCACACCAATGAAAGCCAATCTCTCATATGAAACCGCACTAGCCACACTCAAAGTCATTGACCAATACGCCGCAGCAGACTTCGACACGCTCGGCATTTCACAACAAGACTTTGAACTCGTAAGCGACAGGACGGTGTGGCTACGCCCGCATCTTCCTATCGTCATGCGGACACTCAACGCCCTCATCTTCGGAACCCTCGAAGTACAAGGCATCAGCAAAATCGTAGTCCCATCGGAATACGTCGCCGCAATCGTCGCCAGCTTCGTCGCACCATCCAACCGCATGCTTGCATGCACATGGCTCGCACAAGAACGACAAACCGGCGTAGGCGCAATCGAACTCTCCGCACGCGCCCAATCAACTGCAGAAGTCGGCAAAACTTCAGGAGACCAACTCTTCGCACTGGTCCTCCAACTCTCCAACCATGACGCATCTAGCGAAGCGCGTCGCAATTTCCGCAACCGCCTTGGCCTCGCCCAAGAACAGGCAGAAAGGGCTGCACTGCAATGAGAAAGACCACTGGACGCCCGCGCATCAAAAAAGCCAAACGTATCTTTTATCGAGGAGGTAGAAACATTTAATGGACAAAGAAAAGCGTAAACAATTCTATCGAACTATGCGCGACGCCATCAACGGACTGATCCCACAAATCGTGATCGCCGCTATGGCATTCTTTGGCTTCACAAACAGTATCTGAAAGGGCGGCGGCGAAAGCCGCCGCGATTGCATGGACACTCGAAACAAATACGACCTCTCCCACCTCAGTCATCGCGCCCTACACATTGGGCGCATACAAACACTTACGGTAATCCCCGTAGAAGCAGGAGCGTCATTAGAACTCAGCATCGACGGGATCGCGCGTCTGGCGCCGACACGCAAAGAAATCGTCTCAGAATGCCAAGTAGATATCGTAGCATTCCACGTGCCACACCGCATCGTATTCGGACAAACATGGATCGACTTCATCAACGAGGGCATGGACGAAGACAAAACATTCACCGGCGTATCAGTCGCGGCAGACTATCGTAATGCGGACTACCTCTGCCTACCCATCACCGGCGCAACGGTACATAGGACGCTGGTTGAAGGCATGAACCGCATTTATCATAACTTCTTCGCCGTGCCCTCTTTCTCAGTCGGACCAAATCACAGCGGCGCACTCACAACCTACGACTGGTTTCCCACGACAGAACCCGGCGCCGCAAACTGCCGCAAATACGGCTTACTCTCAGCCCGCCTTCCCCACGTACTCAATGGAGCAAACCAACAATATGACGCAACCACCGGCTGGGAAGCTCAGGGCCTTGAGGTCGAAGATATCACCCTCGTCAACGACAACACAGTTGCCGTCTCCGGCGGCGAATTCACAATTCAATCGCTCGCGCAAGTGCAAGCATTGTACGAGACTGAGGCGTCACGCGCATGGTTCGGACATTTCTATCAGGATATCATGGCCGAAAACTGGGGCTCTAAACTGTCTGGGGACGTGGACCCACGAAATCTTATGCCCGAAATGCTGGGACGCTCTACGTCCATGATGTCAGGCCGCGATATCGACGGCACTGACGACGCAACCTTGGGCACCTTCCAGGGCAAAACCCTCGAACGTGTCTCCTTCAATATGCCACGTAAACACTTCGCAGAGCACGGCTTCGTCTTCGTAGTCGCGCTCATGCGGTACCCACTTGTCAACACGCGGGAAGTCCATCCGCTTCTCAAAAACCCAAACCCGACCTATCTGGAAATCGCAGGGGACCCCAAACTAATCGCAGTACAACCCCCGGTCATCTGGAACGGAGACAACTGGCTAAAAGACACGTCAGGCTACACGCCAGTAAGTAACGACAGCGTACGCGAACCCTACGGACAGCACTACCGCTTCCAAAATAATATTGTACACACAAACTTCGAAAGCATTCCGGGCTATCCATTCTCGCAATATGGCACGGCGCAACTGCAGGATTTCCTGTATCACTCAGACGAAGAATATAAACCAACGTTCCAAACACAACAAATCGGTCAAGCGCAAATGCATTGCCAAATACGCTGCGCAAAATACTCGCGCGTACCCGGCGTGAAAGCCAGCATCTTCGCAGGAGTAAACTAGATGTTCAGAGCAAATCGTATCGGGACACCACATATCTACAAGGCGGTCGTTACCGAAAGCGCGGCAGACTTTACGCCATATGTAAACGCCGCAACGTCGCGAGAATTTCGAGCGAACGTCATCAACGCGGTGCCCATACTCGACTTCGGTTACACTAATCTCTCGTGGAACGGCGCAGAAGTGGTACCAACACTCAACCAGTTCGCACTAGTACAACAGGTTACGGTGACGGAACCGCTCGCAGGAGATACAGTCGGCATCGAGCTCGTTGGCGGCCTATCAATCGTGCTACCGTACAACGCGACGATCACGCCGGTATTCAGTAAAGCAGACGCGGCAGCAAGCGTCTTGCTATCGAGCGTGGCCGGCTCATACGGCTATATGCCGTTAGAGCATAATAGAGAACCACTTAGTGTAAGCACAGATGCCGCATGGCGACATGTAGAATACAAAACGCAAGTGGTCATGAACGGACCAACGGTCGCAGGAGTATATCTCCACGGCTTCCAAATCATCCACAACAGCGGCGGCAATATGCCAATCACCGCGTTTCACGTGAAATGCGCCGCTAGGCAGCTCAACGATCAGGAAGATATCAGCTACCGCGATACAAGGAGGTAATAATGGAAGGTTTCCTGGCAGGGCTTGGGCAAGTCGGACAAGCAGCCGGAGGCGTAGCAGCCATCGGAAACTTATTCGGCGTCGGCAAAGACCG